CGCCTTCAAGCACATTTTGCGCTTGCCGTGTGGCGGCTTGTGGAAGTGTCTCTTTACCACTTTCGCCAGCCGCAAAACGCAATAGTTCTTTAGCGCCAGCATAACCAGCGCCTGCACCAACTACTGTGCCAAGTGGCCCTGCGCCAGTTCCTACTATCGCACCGCCAGCACTACCTAGCGCTTCAACAGCAGGCGCAATAAACTCTACTTGTTCTTTACGCGGCTTGGCCGCAAGCGCAGCGCCCATCTCAAACGGCGCAGACAGCATGTCAAACATGCCTGCTTTGCCGCGCGGTGCAGCAGGGGCGGGCGCGGGCGCGGCGCCAAAAGTTTGCGCGGCAAAAGATTCTATTTGCGCCGGCGTTGCGTCGTCCGGTCCTTCAAAGACGTGAACCACACCATCTGGACCTTGAACACGGTATTTGGTAGCCATTATCCACCTTCTTTTCCGAGATATTTAAACCCGCCAGTACCGCCGCCAGAATCTTTTTTACCGCGTGGAGCGGGTAAATCGCGGAACTGAGGGAAGCGCTCAAAGTCTTCAGACCGCGTCTTTTCGTATGTGTCTCGAACGCGGGCGATAGCACCACGCGCTTGTTGTTCAACCAAGTCAATCTGTTCGAGCAAAGGCCCTTTACCTTTAACTTCATCTAGCGCTGCAATTTGATCAGACAAGATTTTCCATTCTTGGTTGGCAATAGATCCAATGGCGCCTGACATAGCCGCAGTTGCCTTACCTAGCGCAGTTACTTTACCGCGTAAGTTAGCAAGGCGTGTCTCAGCTTGGGCCGCTTTGCCTTCAGAGAATGATGGCAGATATTTACCCGTAAAGCCCGTAGCGGCTGACAAGCCAGGCGCGGTTTTGACGCTCTCAATTGAGTCAAGCAAATCGTCCATTTGCGCCAGCGCAGTTGATGCGGCTTTGTAATCTTTGCCAACATCAGTGCGCAATTTGATTTCTTGTCCTTCGGTCAAAGGTTTTAAAGCAGGCGCATTAGATGCGGGTTGCATTCTGTTGCGCAACGCCTCTTCACGGCTGACAAATATGGCCTGCTTTGTTACTGGGTCAATAACCGCAACTGGCGGTTGCTCGGCGCGGGGTTGTGCCGGTGGCCGACTCTGCCGTGCAATATCAATTTTTTGCGCTTGCACGTTGGCAGGCAATGGAACGTCGGAAAAGTTGCCAAGTGTTGTAGGCGCGCCGCCAAACGCGGGGGTTGATATTACATCAGTTTGTCCAGACCGGTTAACTTGTGAAATTACCGGTTTTAATTCGCTTGCTTTTGCGCCTTGGCTAGCCATAAACGCTTTTCGTTCGTTAACAGGCATAGCCAAAATTCGATCAGCACCCGCAATCATTTGCGTTTTTTCGGCTTGGGTAAACAAAGGGTTAGCTATCAAGTCTTCTTTGTACGCCGTAATGTTGGCGTCAGAAGGATTCTGACTTGTGTCGCGTTGTGCTTGGGCAACAAACTCTTGTTTAGCTTTTTGTACTTCAAACGCGGTTTTCTTTTGCGTCAAAGCTGCTGTGTCTTGCTCGGTCAAAGCCTTGGCATACGTCGCGCCAGTCTTACCAAATCGCAACAGATTTGTTCGCGTGTCTGGTGAACTAAGGTCTGCCGCAGGCATTTCTCTGCCACCACTTAGGTAGTTACGCAAACCTTCTTCTTCAGTACGCGCGCGCTCATACTCTTGCATTTTTAACGCGTCCAACTCGTTTTGTTGGCCAAGCTGTTTGATTTTCATCGCGCTCATCAACGTATTGATGGGCTGCTGAATCTCATAGTTAATTGGCGCAAACCTAGACTGAAGGGGGATACTTGTATCAAGTGGCATGATTCATTAACCTTTCATGAGGTATTTGTTCAACAACTGATTTTGGTTGTAAGCATTGTAGCCACTGATACCCGCACCAATCATTGTATTGACACCTTGTGTTATAGCATTGGCTGAACCAATTCTTCCTGCGGCCGAAGCGTTTGCTGCGCTGGTAATTGCGTTAATCGTGTTAGAACCTTGAGTGCCATAGATATTGGATAAGTTGCTGCCAAACCCACCATAAGCACTTTGACGCGCCGCAGTAGAGCCAGCGTATGTGTTGGACATACCCGCGCCGTAATTGCCAAGGGCAGCAGATGCGCCTGCGCCAGTTCGTGCGGCAATATCACTAGCAGTTGCGCCGTAGTTGCCATACGCAGCGGCTTGACCCGCGCCGTAGCCTTGCAATGCTTGCGAGGAAGCAGCCGATAAACTGCCCGCCGCCGCAGCTTGCCCCGCCGCTGAAGCCTGACCGCTGGCGGTTAAAGCCTGCAAAGGAGCCAACATGTTTGCTCTTTCGGTAGTAAAGCGGTTAAACGCATTGCCATATTCTTGGGCTTGGAATGCTTTGTTGGCTTGAAAACGGTTAAACGCATTCTGGTATTCCTGAGAACCCATTTCTTGACCATACCGAGCAGCGGCTTTAAGGGCAGCGCCAGATTGCAGTCCACCTTTGGCCGCAGTTGAGCGTTCAATGGCTTTTTGACCTTCAGCCAAGCGAAACGCATAGCCTGGGTCTTCTTCCATTTCTTTAGCATTAAATTGCTGAAACAACGTGTTGGGATCAAACCCTTCAACTTTAAATGCGGTGGCCGCTGAACCATAGCCTGGGGCTTTTGTGTTACCACTCAAGCCCAAAAGATCCATCATCTTGGCTTGACCAACTTCACCCGCTTGTTTGAACGAACTAAGATTTTCAACTTGCTTGTTGAACAACTCGCGTTGCAAATCTAACTGAGCATCAAGGGCTGCTTTTTGAGCCGCAATTTGCTGACTTAACGCAGCAGCAGCAGCGGCTTGCCCCGCAGCGGCGGCGTCAGCTTGAGCCTTAAGAGTTTTTTCAAGGGTTGTTTGTTGAAGCGTAATTTGCTTATCAACATTCTCCTTGTCAGCAGCAAGTTGTAACGCCAGCGCTTCTTTTTGAGCAGCAATTTGCTTATCGGCAATTTCTAATGATACGTCGCCTGATTTTTCAGCCGCCGCAACTTGAGTGTCTGCTGCTGCTGTCGCAGCACTTGACGCTTTGTTAGCTGAATATATTGAGCCAACGACTACTGCACCCGCTACCCATCCACTCATAATATTTCTCCTTGCATTACAAAGCCAAAATTAACTCTCATCGACGCTCGATAGTCAACTAATAATTCATCGCCTGCGCTGATTTTACGCGAAGCAACGGCAAATATGTTATCCCCAACCAACTTTGGCTGAATATTACTGTTTGAGGAGTGATTGATAAATCTTCCACCGGGAGTACGTTTCCCGTCAAGCCTACCTGGACAAACAGTTTCACCCGCCTCAAAGTCTTTTGTTGCAAACAGACCGCGACCATGAATGCTAGAAGGTTTAAGCTCCACAAAGAACCCTTCAGGCATGTCAATCAAGTCTGACTCAATTTGCGCTATCTTGGCTACGTCGGCATCTGTTATTCCTAACTGGTGCAAAAATAACCCATAGTCAACCCGTGCTTTTTGTTCTTCACTTCTGCTATCGGCTAGCCCGCATTCAGGGACAACGTACAGTCGGTCTTCAAGAACCGCAAGGTCGGTGCAATCGTCAGGGTTGTCGTAAACGTCCACCCATACTACTTCTTCATCAAAAACGCGCCCTGCGCGTTGCATTCCTGCGCTGGCTTCAAATTCAAGTGGCGCGGTGAGAACCTTAACGCCATCATCCGTATTTACGGCAATTGTGCCCTTTTCTAACCGCACACGATAAGGGGTTTTGTGTTCAGCGCCCGTCAATACAACCCATGCAGGGATTGTAATTGCGCGCTCATATACACCGGGCAGGAAAGTGTGCGTTGTGACTATGTCAGCCTGCGGCATTTTTAGCAGTTCGTTTTGGAGCGCCCTAACCTTTTGAGCCATAGGCAACGCAAAATCAAACCCTTTGCCATAAGTTACTGTGATCATGATGCCATCACCACCCAGTTTGTGCCGTCAGATACGATCGTAGCCCATGCGCCTACGCTGGCAGCAAGGATTGCTGTACCTGGCGTGGCGCTGCCAATAGGTGCAACATTGCTAGACGCTGAAACTAGCGCCTGCGCTTGCAAGTTTTTAAATGTTATTGCATGGCCAGGAACCGCTGACGCAGCAGGCAGCGTAACTGTGCAAGTTGAGCCTGCCTTGTTGTTGATGACCCATTTTTCATTACTGGCAAGCGTAAAGTCAGCAACCTTGGTTGCAATAGTCGTTGCGGCTATACCTGTACCACCGTTTGCAGTTGACAGCACACCACTGACCCGCGTAGCCATATCCAGATTACCCGAGGTTTGATTGTTGATGTCAACACCGGACAAACTGCCTTCTAAGCTCAAATTACCAGCGGTGGTTACGCTTCCTACTAAAACAATACCGTTAACATTCCCCGTACCGCCAACTTCAGTAACAGTACCCGCACCTAGGTTTGCACGGGCTTGGGCCGCGTTATCTGCGCCAGTTCCACCGTTGGCTATTTGATTGACACCCTGCGTTGACCCACCTGATACAACGTATATGTTGTTAAAAAAACGAAACCATTCCCGCGAGATTAAATTCGTGTTTGGTTCAATCAAAGCTACCCGCGCAGAAGGTATCTTGGTGACGTTTGGTGTAGTGTTAGGCATTGGTTGCGCTCACATTGAGTTCAGCACCCATAATTGCTATCTTTACGGGGTCAGTAGCTGACACCTCATAAACACGATCACGCAGTTTAAGAGTCATGCCCAATCGCCGCCAAATAACACGAGTGCCGTATGTACCCGTTTTACCCATTGAGCGCCAATGCTCATTGCTCCAAGTGTGGCCGCCATCATCTGACCAGCGCAGCATAACTTGCGGATCAATGGCAAAAGCCTCAATTGACGATACTTGAATAAGAATAGCGCCACCAACAACACTAGGTGCGCCGTCAATATACATAAGACTACCGTCTTCCTGCACAATGACATCGCCGCTTTCGGTTATCAGAGACACAGTGCCCGCAACTTCCCAAACTAACACATCACCACTTTCGGTCAACAATGTGTCGTCTAGGCTTGATACATCAATAATCACAGGGGTTGTCGTCACACTGGTATTGATTGCGCCTGTCTCTGCATCAAGCTGAAGCGAATGCTGGGCGGTACGCTTTAGGTTATTTGTGCCAACCGGCAACGCTCTCCACGACCGAAGCCATTTTTGAGGTTGACCATCGTCCGAAAACACTTCTAAATCAAAAGCGTAAATGTTGCCAAGTTCATGGTCGCCCACAACAATTTCGCCGTTAAACGCCATTTGACAGTTTGAACGGTGACGGGTGAACGAGCCGTTGATAAACGCAGCACGTTCGTGCCAAAGCGCAGTAGCAACGTCAAACACCCAAGTGGTATTGGCTGAAGGGAAAATCAGCACATAAAACGAATGACCGTCTTGCTGGTATGTGTAAGCAAGGGCATCTGAAAGATTTCCGTATTCTTGGATTTGCCACTCTACAGCATGAGTAGATATTCGTTCGGCGGCGTAACCGTTGGCGCGGTAAACAATACCTTTGCCTCGCGCATCAGCGCCCAACCAAAAAAGGCCATTGTCTAGCTTGGCAACCGAAAAGGCCGCAATACAACCCACCTCATTAAACGCGCCTTGAACGGGAACCAATGGAAATGGTGATGTGCCAGCATCGTACCAAACCTCAACTGAATTGGTTCCAAATAGCCATATCTCACGGTGGTCAACAATAAGCGACACCAAGCCATCAGGAGAGCCTTCAGCGCTTGCAAAATCTAACGGGTCTATGGATGTACCATCAAGCAGGGTTGTAATCCATATCCGCTGGCTATTTGGTTCATTGAACACAAAGTAGCCGTTGATATAACCTACCGTGACCGCACCAGGAAAGTCAGGGTCAGTGATCTGTTTAAATTCAAGCGTCAGGCTGTTGTAAATAAAACTGGGGCCATTGCAAGCAATGAATAGCTGTGTGCCATTGTCGGACATGCTAACTGGGCCAGATGATCCTGAGACAGTGCCGATTGGAAACACATTCCAAATACTGTCAACTCTGTACAGCACTTCACCAGACACAACATACCCGTACCCGCCAAACTGCCATAACCCGCGTACAGGGCCGTCACCCATGTTTGCCAATAGACGCAGCCCCGGCGCGCGGTTTAAAAACCCCGGTTCTTTGCCGCCATCGGGCACCGCCTCGGGAAAAAGGTTGACCATTCGAGCGTCAGCAGCGTTAACGCTACGCGCTACATAGGCTGACCCAAGAATAGGCGTCTTCATCAATAGTTACCGGCGTAGACGTTGAAGCGCTGGCGCGTTGCCACAATTGCATAAGGCATCGACATCACATCATCAGGGTTGTTGATGCGTTTCAAATTGCGCTTGCTGGTCATAGCAATACGTTGCACTTGAGGGCTTGGTTCAATGCCGTACTCCGGCGCTATTTCCATTGCCAAGTTGTAAGTAAACGCCCTCAAATAGCCTGGTGGAAACAACATTTGTGTTGCCAACGTAGCGGGCTGATTTATTTTTTCAACCGAAATAAAGTGCCATTCCAAGTCCCGAGTAGGGCGAGGATAGACCGTCATTGTGAAATTTGGGTAAGTGTTATTTACAAAAATAACTTGCGGATACGTCGAGGTAACAGTCTTGACCGCAATGCCGTCATACTGCTGTTGATTGATAAATTTGATGCCAAACGACACGTTTGTGCCAGGATCACGGAAGTAGGTAGCGTCATCAAGCAACACTGGGCGCAAACCCACAAAGTTACCTGACGGGCCAAGTGTGCGGGTAATTTCGCCAGCAGGCCAAGTAAATATTTGATCTTGCGTAGCAAACACCGACAGTCGCTCGGTGTTCCATGAGTCGATCATTTGGTCAAGGGCTGTCAAGCCATCGTTTGACATGTCTGCCGAAGGTGTTTCACCTTCAGCCAGTACACCTAGCAAGCGCAATGCTCGGTTGATTTGTTCGCCAGCGGTGTACGTAGCCATGCTTAGATTCCTTCGGTTGCTGCCTTGCGTGTATATTTGCGCTTAACTTCCAGCACGTTTACAGGAGCCGCTTCTTCAGATTCCGAAAGCGTGTCTGGATTGTAACGTGTCCAGCCATTTTTTTCGTCGTTCTCAGCTTCAAGTTCCATTGTGGCAACTTTGCATCCGTGATCAGGGTGGCTAAGATAAATGTTCATATTAAAAAAAGGGGGTGATTAGCCCCCTTTTGGTTAGGATGCTACTAATGGAACAGAATACCACTGAGTAGTAGAAGACGCTACCAACAATGAACTGGTAAGGTTTGTAATGCTATACGCACCGTTAGTCGCAACCGCATTGATTGCCCCGCCAGTGGCGGGATAAATATTCAACGCGCCAGCAGCGGTGTTTTTAACAATAATTACCATACCAGCTACCGCTGTAGGCAAAATCACGCCTTTGGTGCCATCCGCCGCCGAAACGACATTGATACCCTCGGCTAGTGCAGCAGCATTGCCTTGATTAGCGCCAGCCGCCGCAACAGCAGCAACAGGAAGGCGAATAGCGCCAGTTGAAGTGCCGGTTGAATTGCCGGTTACGGTCGTAGCGGTTATGGTCGTAGCGGTTACCGCTTGCAACGCTGACGCGCCGGTTACGGTTACGCTTTCAAATTCAGGGTCGCTAAAAGCAACGCCTACAGCTTTTGTATTTGGCATGATGTTTCCTTTTAAAACAGGGGCCGAAGCCCCCGTTAGGTTTAGCTAATGCGGTACACAGTCCAAGATTCATCACCAGTTTTACGGGCACGGAAGTGGCCCGAAGTGGCGTTGTCAACTTGCATAGTGCCTACAGCCGTCCAACCCGTGCCAACAGCCACGGTTACATCGTCAGTACCGCCGTCAATGTTGACGACGAAAAAGTCAAATGCGGCATTTACTTTAGAAGCGCTAGAAATATCTGCTTCAAGCAAAGCTACAGTTGGCAAAGTTAAATTGCCAGCCGCGCCGTCGAATACAAACAAACCATTTGCCAGTTGAGCAGCCGTCATTGTTGCGGCAGCAGCTATGGCTGTTGGAGCGCCTTGAACAAACAGTTGTGCTTCACCGATGTTACCGTCGCCGATTTGATAACCACCTGCACCATTAGGGAGAGCCATGATAATTTCCTTTAAAAATGTTACGAAAAACGGGGCCGAAGCCCCATTAGTTTAGCCCCAGATGCGGCAAGCCATTTGTGGACGGATGGTACTGAAACCATACAACACGTCAATACGGCAAGGCATACGGTCGTTGTTGATGTCGTACTGACGAACCACACGCAAGCTGATACCGTTGTGAACGGCACGAGCAGCCATGTCAACGCCTTGTGGCAACAGCAAGTCGGCTGTAGCGAAAGTGATGGCATCTTTGTGGTAAACCAAGTTTTGCGCGTACTGAGAAGAAGCAGCACCCACAAAAGTTACAACACCACCAGTTGCAGGCAATGCGCTCATAGTAGCCAAAGCGTGTGTAGCGGAGTACATAGGAGCAACGGTCACAGTCCAAGTACCAGCCACGGCAGTAGCCGTAGTCAAAGCCACAAATTGGAACAAAGAGCCAGTTGACTCACGGGTCTGTGGGTTAACAGCATTGCAACCGCTGATAGTGAACACGTCACCAGCATTGATTGTTGTTGTTACAGAACCTTGCTCCAACAGAATGGTTGATGAGCCTTCGGAAGTAACGCCGGGGGTCTTGACCAATGTAGAAGCGCTGGCGCTACGTGAGCCAGTGGTGTGCTGCTTGATTGACTGAGACATGTTGACTTCGTCAAAGCCCAACACGCCCACGCCCATCATGCCGTTCTTGAATTGCTTGCTGATAGTGTCTGTTGGGTTGAACAAACCTTTCATGCCTTCAACCAAGCCAGCGTTAGCAGCAGGGTTCACGGTAGCGTAACGTGGGGACATCACAGCGGCGTTCTCGTTCAGCTTCTGTTGGGCTTGCAACAAGACCAAAGAAGTGGCGGGAGTGGTGCCAGGTGTACCAACAGTGTTACCAATGGTTTTGTACGCATTTGCAACGTCAGCATCAATAGAAGATGCCAACTGGCTGATACGAGGCTTAAGCACACGTTCTGCAAAGTCATCCAACTGCATTGTCAATTCAGCGGATGTGAAGTTGACACCAATGTGCTTTTGTGAAGCAACAGTCAAAGTGGTGAACTGTTCGTTGTCGTCCTGAACTTGCAGGGCGGCACCGTCAGTTACCAAAGCGCGATCGGGTAAACGGATACGCAATGTAGAACCGATCTTTGCACCTTCAACAGCAAAGCTGTCGTCGTACTGGCGGTTCACGTTACGGGTGAGCACAAGGTTGTTCTCCAGAATTTCCAAAGCCTTGCGGGTGATCATGTCGATCGTTAAAATACTGTTTGACATTTGAAGTCCTTTAAAAAATTAGCGGTTGCGTTGTGCTTCGTACTTACGAATCTGGCGATTGCGCTCGGCTTCAATCCACTCCGAAGTGCTCATGGTTTTGATTGACCTGGGGTCAGTCGTGTCATGGCTCGGGCTTCCCGAAGACCGCGCAGTTACCGGACTAATAGGCGTCGGCGCAGAAGTTGATTTTTTCACCGGAGGATTGTCAGACAATCTGACTTCAATTTTTCCGATTTCTCTTGCCTGCAAAATAGGGGGCAAACGAGCAATGCGTTCAGCCTCTTTGGGGTTTGAACCTAGCCAATAAGCTAGATCAGGCCCAAGATCAGAATACTGAATTGTTTCAGCCATTACGTCAGTGATTCGCAACTTAGGGTTGTACACAACGTCTTCAAAGTCGTCGTATTTATCCCGAGCCTTTTCTTCACGTTCGCTATAAGCTTCTACAATTTCAGCTTGTTCCTTTTGGCGATCCCGTTGAGCAATCAATTCTTCAGCTTTTCTGAGAGCCAGTGCTTCCGCATAGGCGTCAGTGCTTTCAAAATTGTCAATCGACGGCATTTCCTTGGGAACAACTGGCGCGGTTTGCCGCGCGGCTTGTTCACGTTCCCATTTGCGCTGTTCTCTTGCGAGGCGCTTGCCAATAGCAGCGTCAAGTTCCTCTTGCGAGAATGTCTTGGCAGGCTGGTTATCAGCTACTTCCGGCAAATTTGCTACAACTTCAGGTGTGGCCGTCACATCCTTCGCTGGCGCGGAGTCTACTTCCGCTAGGTTTTGGACTTCTTCAGTCATTTCTTGAATCCTTGGATTCCCCGATGAACCTCATCGGTAAGGTTTAAAGCATTCGAGTAACAACTCTTTGACCAGCCGTCAAGCCAGTTGCAAAAGTAATTGTTGTCGTATTGGTTTCAGTATAGTCGTAATTAAACTCTTTGACGAGGCCATTGACAATAACCATCAAATAACCGCCAAGTCCGTATTCGGGGACAGTAAACACTGTTTGTCCTGAACTAGCAACTATTGCAGTGGTTTGAGCGCTTGGGCTGCTGTTAACCCCAGCCGCAGTCCAAATCAAGTTATCTAGCGAATCTTTGAGCACCAGCGTGTAGCGGGAAGGGCCAAACCATACATTAGCTTCACCGCGTGAGTCCAAAATGACAGGGTTTGCGTTTGCAAAGTTTGCAGTGCTATCGGTATAAGTAGCCAAGGGAACAGTGGTTCCACTGGCATAAGTAAACAGTTTGCCGCCAACCAAAGGAACACCCGCAGCAGTAAAAAACTGCATTTTAGGTGATGGACTAAGAGTAGCAATCATTGTGTTTCCCAAAAATTAAGGATTTAATGAGGGGGGTAAGGGATCATTTTGTTCACCAAATATGTCCGTTACTTCACCGTTCAAATCCCGAAGTGCAAATACACAGTAGTAAACCGTATCAGCTTGCAATGAGGTGATTTTATGCTCATGCTCTTTGCGGATAACGATAAACGTGGGTGCGGTAAATTCTTTTGGTGGGTAGCCTTCAATTTCAACACTTACCCGTCCTGCGGCCAACAAAGTTACATGGTCAAATGTGTGCTTGTGCCCACCATAGGAGTCATTTGCACATTCATGAATATGCTGCTTGACCCAAATGTTACCAAAGTAACCAAGTTGGACTTCTTTCACGGCAATGTCACCACAGGTGTTACTTCTACCCAAGACAAAGTTTCCTCACTCCAATAATACGTTTTACCATCATTGGGCATTGGAATAGGTGCCCCAAAAGCACATGTGTCTTCATTAAAAACCCAAGACACAAAGCGTTTGCTAATCTCATGGGTAAGCCAGCCTTCTTTTACGTCTGCTTGTTTCTTTAATTTTTCAGCTTCAGTAAGTGGACGTTTTTCCCACACATCCATGACAACATCACCCACCATTTGATATGAAGACTCAAGGGTCTCATATGGGCCAAGCAAAGTATGATACGGAGGTTCAACACGAATAAATTTAGCCGCCCACTCAGGTAGATTATTTAAATCTATCTCGGGAAACGCCTGTTTAAAATTATCCGCAAAAATCGGATGTTCAAATGGTTGACCATTTTTGAGTCGGATAAATAGTTCCATTACAAATCACCTGTATTTGTTGAAGGAAACGCCCGCGTAATAGGCGAAGCACCAGACCAAATAATTCGGACAGCGCCGCCGCCGCTTGTGCCGTTTTGAACACCGCCGCCCGTTCTAGACATACCACGAGCACCACCGTACGCGCCGCCGTTGCCGCCAACTACACCACTTCGAACAGTGCCACTCGCACCGCCGCTACCACCACCAGCGCCAACGGTATCAGAGCCACCAGCGCCGTTTGAGCCTTGTCCAAGAATACCTACACCGCCACCGCCAGCGCCCGTTTCAGTATAAGGAGCGCCACCAACATAATAGCTAAAACCACCGCCGCCGCCGCCGCCCACACCGGCAAAACCATTAGTGTTTGTTGGGCCACCATCACCACCTTTACCCGCATATCCGGCTGCGCCGCCGCCAGCAGTAATACCACCACTGCCGCCGTCACCACCGCCATCTCCAACGTAACTGCCCGGATTATTTGTTGTTTTACTACCCGCCCCACCTTTTAGTGTGGCCGCTGAAATAAAATATGAATCAGTACCCGTAGCAGGGCCACCCACAACCACAGTGTATGAAGTGCCCGGCACTACAGTAATATTGTTTTTATATCCAAGACCGCCGCCACCAGCCGATGGGCCTGCGGAAGTAGTAGCAATATCACCACCACCGGGACCAACAGCAACTGCGGACACACTGGTTACACCGGGTGGTGCCACCCATGTAAATGTGCCAGGGGTCGTAAACGCTTGCTGGCCAGGGGGTGTGCCAAAGCTACCCCCCAAAAAAGAACAAAGAATACCAGTCATGACACGTTTCCGGTTACCACACAGACTGTGCCGCTAATAAACAGAATGTTTGCTATGCCACGGGTTGCCAAAGACAATGTGGCTTTGTCAGCATCTGTACCACCTTGATACGCTGTTGTAATTGACAAAGTAATCGTAATTGCGCCAGATGTGTTGTTAAAAATTACAACCGCATCACCGGCTGAAAATGTTGCATTGGGCACAACAATTGAACCACTTGCACCAACCTCAATAAATTCACCTACATCGGTTGTTGCCAACGTGTAACTTGACGTTTTAGCCGATCCAGACTGAGGAATTGCACGGAGTTTTCCAGCACCATCGCTGTATGTGGCGGCGGTGGTTACTATGCCAGCACCCTTGGGTGTGAGCGTCAAGCTAATATCTGTGTCTGTACCGCTGGCAACAACACTTGTGCCCGACACTGTAAGTTTAGCCGCCGCCACGTTTGTGTCTAAATTGCCCAAATGCGTAGTCGCCGTCACGGTAGTCGCCGAAACAGTGGACGCTGAAACAGCTTTACCGGCTGTCAAATTGTCAATTGACACTTGTTTGGTTGTGCCCGATTGGACGATTGGCAGGACTTCTGAGCCTGCAAGCGGGGTCGTTGCTGCGGGCAACTGGGAAATTTTTAAGTCAGCCATTTATTTACTCCACAAGGATATAGTCGCCATTTTCTTGCACAAGGTTTGCGCCAGATTCTGTCAGCAGATTATCTACTGTCAAGCTGTTGTCAATTGTGCCTGAAAAGAGCGTGGCGATGCCGCCAAGCCCAATTGACACAGCATTTCTGAGCGCAACACCAAAACTCATCGAATGTTTACCGGCTTACAGTAAATTGATCCAGTCGCCGACACTTGAATAGCACTTACCCTCCACTGCCCGCCATTGCCTTCAGGCACAGCAAACGGAATGGGTGTAAAAGCTGGAATGGGGGTGCTGGCGGTAGTAGCGGTGACACCTTCGCCAACTACAACGTAGGCAGGGGTTGTTGACCAGATTATTACGCCTTGTGGGCCTGCGGCCCAAGTAGAAGTCGATCCAGCCGTGCCCGAATACGATACAGTCGCTGCGGGAAATACTGTGTCGGCTAGAGGTTTTAAAAGTTCCATGATGGCTCCTTGTGCTTTAAATATACCATAGCGCTTAAATTACGCCAAGAATCTCAACTTGTAGAGCGTTCGCAGATAGACCTCAATGATGTTGTCAATCAACTGCTGCAATGTGCTGTCGTCTTTGTCGCACACTTTGTACCTTGCGTCTTCAATTTCTTTCAACGAATCTTCTAAAAACTCAATGACATTGGTTGTTTTCTTAGCTGAATGCAGCGAGATTGGGCCAATTAGACCATGTCTACCCTGATAGGCTTCAGCAAAATCATCTGCTGCACCGATGATTCGGTCGTAGAAGATGCCTAATGCAATATGCTTGGAATAGCTGCGCGTGTTCAGATGCACACTGTGTGTAACATCTCTCGCCAAAAACAGCAAACCTATAAATTCAGCGGCTTTCATTGTGGCATTCCTTGTGGGGGCATCATTTCAGGTGGTGGCATCTCACCCATGTTTTCCATTGGCATCTCACGTCCGGGCATTTCGCCTACAAGATCACCGCTGGTGATCATGCCGCTAACTGTGCCCATTACGATGTCTTGAATTTGCTCAAATGTCATGCCTGCTTGAACCGCAGATATACGTTGGGTCTCAGCCGCATACGCCTTGATCATTGCTTCAAACTCTTTAATCTCATTCGTGCGAGCAATTTCGGAATTCTTCACATTGTCCAACATCCCCGCCATTTGTTCCATTTGCTGGCCCATCGCTTGGATCTGTTGTTGCGCGGCTTGCAATTCAGGTGATGCTTGATCGTCGCTAAGGAATTTAGGATCGATGGTTTTGGCAAACCGTTTTGCCATTTCTTGAGCACCAGGCCAGTCCATGTTCTTGACAAACAAGTCGCCAGCCACAGCCCACAATTGTGGGTTGCCTTGCAACATTTGACCCATTGCGGCCAAGGATTCTTGGCGCTTGGTTGCGTAGCCTGGGCCAGTGGTCGCTACTACGTCGTACTTGCCAATGCCTGGGTTGTAAATTTTGTCAATGACAATGTTTTCAGCGTTGCGAATTTCTCGCACCGGCACGGGCTGATCGGGGTCAATCTTTGCCATTTTTGTCTCGCCATCTTCACCGATGATCCGAGCAATACGTTGGGTGTCATAGATCTTAGGAATTAAGTCAACCAACTGACGAGCAATGTGGCGAACGCCGCGAGTCAGGTTGTCACCGTAGTGGTATGTACCAACGTCGCCTTCGCGCTGGCGCGCAAGAATAGCTTTGCCTGAACGCTCATTGCCACCTTGGCCAAGGGACGCGTTGTATTGACCAGTTGTAGCTTTGATGTCTTCCGCAGCGCCTGCTTTTGCTTGCAACAAACCCGATGAAGCCATTGGGGGTTGGGCGCGTTGGGGTAATGGTAGAGCCGCGCCTTGGCCGTCTGTCACATCAGGGTTGACTTCCAAATAAGGCCAGTTGTTTGTGTTGGCCGTTTTCCATTTGTCTTCGTAACCTTCAAACTGACCGCCATATCCGATGAACGGGGCTTTTGGCGCCAGCGCCAGCATCTCAGCTTCTTGGCTGACCCAGTAGTTATACATGCGCTGGGCATCCTTAGCATTACGCACAAGGCCAGACACATACAAACGACCATCAACTTCAAACTCATTACCAATAATCCGAACCACGGGAATGTACTTGCCAGCCCATTCGTTTTGCTCAAGGATTTCGTATCCGTTGATCTTGCAATACCGAACACGGGGGCGGTCAGATTCGCGTGAGCGCTTTGGCTTGCCGTAGGTCTGGCGCAGCATCTTATCTTCAGGTGTACCCTCAAACGCGGTGGCGTTGCCAGGGTACAAGTTAAGTGTGGCGCGGTCGTAATCAATGTAGTAGTAATCCGCAATACGGACTGTGTCTTCATTGAGCCAGTTGGATATTGATTGATCGCCTACACCCAAAGATTGCAAAGTTGTGATCGGCGCAGCATCTGGATACATGCGCTCAAAATCTGCTTTGGTCACGTCTTCTGTGACGAAACAATATTTGGCGTCCGCGCCAGTGGGGTCTTGGATTGTTGGGTCCATGTAGACCGAGAAGCTGTTACGAACGCGGCCAATTTTGATGTCTTGGTTAAAGTTGTCGTCGTCGCAATACTCAGTGAGCAAACGGATGTAACCTTCACCGTAGGCCACTTGGTTTTCACAGGCCGTGTCGTATGCAACGTCAGCGTCAGAGATGTACTCAATGTGGCGAATCATGCCGTTGAAGATTTCAGCGACCTGAAGATCAGCCTTGTCGTCTACAGGAATGACTTTTGCACCTGGGCGGTTTTGCCGCATGTCGTTGGTCACTTGACGAACGTGTTGCGGCAACTTGTTAATTGTCAGACAAGGGCGCGCATTGATTGTTTGGCCTTGCACCGCACCACGAGTGGCTAACACATCAGCAGGCCACTGCCAATGGTTGTCAGGTGAGCCAGCATAAAATTTTAAGTCGTCATTTTCATCTTCGCGAGAATCAGAAAGTGCAGACATTGCCATATCCAACCGAGAACGCGCCGTCGCTAAGATGTCTGCGTCGCTATTAGCTTTTCTCGACCCGCCAACAGCAACTGCCGCTGCGGCTACGATTCCTGTTGGATCTTGTGCCATATTATTTTTTCTTTGGTGGGGCTGCGCGCTTAACAGAGTAAGCAATTGCCACGGCCTGCTTTACAGGCTTACCAGCTTTAACTTCAGCCTTTACGTTTTTGCGAAAGGCTTCGGGTGATTTTGATTTAACCAGCGGCATGTTAACTCTCCGTGTGGAAAATGGCGTAGTTCAATTTAATCGCTTCGCTGTACGCATTGTTTGTCACGTTTTTAATTTCTATCGTAAACGAGCCGTCAGCAATAGCAGAAATAAAAGCGTTGTACGCACCCAAAGTACCGCCAGATGCAACGCTGACCACCACCACATCTCTAGTGCTGACTGTGCTGCAATTAACCACAAACACCCCGCTGGCGTTGGGGGACAATTGGGATGCCGCAGTGGTAATTTGACCAGAAGGCGTGTTAAGTGTTACCGCTGTGTTTTTATTGTTGCTCTGAGTCACCGTGCCAAAAGCGCTGGACGCATAACCAATCGTGCCAGTACAAGCAATGTCGGTGGCTTTGACAATATCGGCGTTGATGATGTTTTGATCTTCATACGCTACGCCGATTGGTTTGGTGTTTGCCATTTACTTCTTCTTAGCCGTTTTGGCCGACTCTTTAAAAGCCTTGGCTGTAGGTGCGCCGGGGGTGCCGGGTTTACGCATTTTTTCGCCACTGCCTTCTTTGATACGCTCACGTTTTGCCGCAATATTTGCATAGAGTCCGGGTTTGGTAGCCATGATCAACACTTCCATCGTTTAAGGGCTGCTTTAGCGCGTTCGCCATCTTTGGCGTTGGCCGCTACAGCGCCCATTCTTGCACAAAATGAATCCTTGCGGCCTTGATCGGCTTTAGTCTTTGGATTGGGTGCTGGCGGTTTAAGGTTAGAGCCAGTTTCACGGTTGTACTTTTCACGGCCCTTGGCTGTCAAACCCGCGCCCTTAGATACCGGCAATTTCTCGCCGCGCCCGACAGATAATGAAACGCTTTTTTTCATGATCCCATCCAAGAAGTTGTAACCCCAGCGCTGCCAGAAAAAGACCGGCGCTTAACAGTCTCATTGTACTCACGATGAGCCACGGGATACGCAAAAGTTACGCATATCGCGTCAGCCGCATCAGGCGAGGCCAAGCCTCTAGCCTTCATATCCTTTTTTGACTCTAAAAAAATTGTACCCTTAGAGTCGGGCTTCATCATAGGCGAAATTAGATCAGTTTTTAAAAACCTGTCAAGTGGAATTGCAGCAGTTTTAAGCCAATCTTTCATCGACCCCCACATTTCAGCCCGTTTATTGCCGTACATGATGGGATTCTTTGACTTATTCCCAAAGTTAATGCCCTTGACCTTGTAGCGCTGCTCTTTCAAACGGTCGACAATACCGGCGCCTAGACCACCTTCGTCGATTACCACAAGCGTTGGCTTAAATTCCTCAATTGCCTCGATGATGTAACCCACCACCGTCATGGTGTCGTCGCCCCTGTGCCTGTCAATGCGCACAATATCGCGCCCTTGCCTGATAGCGATGACCGTTGCGTCGGCGCCAAACCGTGCGGGGTCAACGCCGATCACGATCGGGGCGCTGGCGTCCTGATACTTCTCGCGTTTCATGGCCTCATCGACCAAATGGGCCGGTATGAACTGGTCGTCGCCCTCAGAGGGAAACATGCCGTAGACCTCAACGTGCGCTTGGCTAGAATCTGGCCCATATTCGTCAATAATGCCCTGATAGACCTGTTTATCTGTGCCTTCGACAGTCCTGGCGTCCACCACTTTGGTCGTCCAAAAGTTGCGTTTGCTGTTAAAAGTCTCGTAAAAGTAGCCTGTATTGCGACGCGGATTGGAAAACGCCATCCAAAACCTGTTGGGCGTGTTCTCGGTAAAGAAACCAGCCGTCACCGCCCAGATCGAGTCGTCGATACCGCTTGCTTCGTCAAACACCACCAGCACACCGTCAAAGTTGTGTACGCCAGCGTAAGCGTCGGGGTTTTCGGCTGACCAAAGCCTGCCTTCGACACCCCAGTAGCGTGTGCCCTTCTTAAGATCACGCTCGACCAATTCGGTGAGCCACTTGGCCGGCATTACTCTAGTGGCTGACACCTCAAACCAGTGGCTGTTAATGGCAGTGGCCAGCCATTTGGTAATCTCGGCCCATGTGACTGAGCGAAGCTGTGATTCACTGTTGGCCGAAATGATGGTCGTTGAGCCGATCCGCGTGGACAGCATCCAGATCGTGATCCAACTGACCAGCGCCGATTTGCCAATACCACGGCCAGAACTTACGGCGGTGCGCAAGGTGTCAAAGTCAATCTTGCCCTGGTTTTGCTTGATGTGTTCGGCAATCTGGGTGAGTACCTCGCGCTGCCATTTGCGCGGGCCTTTGAAATGCTCAAGCGGTGTGCCTGCCTGACCCCAAGGAAACGCAAACATTACAAACGCTAACGGGTTGTCCTTGATCGCTGGCGCCCACAGACGCGCCATTAACTCTTGTTCGTCTTCAGCGCTGTATATGGTCGATTGCATGTTGTACCGATGGTTCGATTATCTGGGCGTCTTCGATAGTTAGTGCGCGCTTCTGTGCTTCGGCCAGCGCGCCAGTGATAGATATGCGCTGATCCACTTCGACAGATATGGCTTGTTTGGCCACCCAGCCGTGCTGATGTTTGAGAACTTCTAGCGCCATCTTGGCGTCGCCTTCTAAAGCTGCGGCGCGCATGATGTTGGCCATTTCGATCTCGCCGTCGGCTTTGCCTTTTTGCGCAGCCATTTCCACAACGGGGTCAAGTTGCGTAAGTTGTCGGTATTCGGCGGGGAGCATGCCGGCGGCCAGCGCTAAGGTGTCACCCTTGAGGCCAAGTTTGGCTGCGTCATATACCGCTTTCAAGCGTGACTCTGTCGCTTGCACGTTGCGCGGTGTAAATGGTATTGAATGGAACATGCGTTCTCCTGCGCTGATTGCGAGTGGCTTCATTCTACACAATAAAAAAAAATTGTTCGCAACCCGTACGTTTTTGACGGACCTATGGGCTTGGCCCTGCCTACCCCATGGCCGCGCGCATTGTGCCAGCCAGGCATTAGGCAAGCCGGCCGCCGATTGTCTAGGTGCGCGGCTGGCGCCGCATGTTGGCTGGCTGGCCGGCTGGCCGGCTGGCCACATGTTGCAAGCTGGCGCGCCAGGGTAAGCATGCGGCCGGCGGCCATTGGGTCATTTGGGTCATTTGGGTCATTGTTTTAAATTGCAAGCTGGCGGCGCTGGCCAATGGCCATTGG